GGTGCAGACCTTAACTGTGCAGACCTTCAGGGTGCAAACCTTAACTGGGCAGACCTTAACTGTGCAGACCTTCGGGGTGCAGACCTTAACTGTGCAGACCTTCAGGGTGCAAACCTTAACTGGGCAAACCTTAACCGTGCAAACCTTCGGGGTGCAGACCTTAACCGTGCAGACCTTCAGTGTGCAAACCTTCGGGGTGCAAACCTTAACTGGGCAGACCTTCGGGGTGCAAACCTTCAGTGTGCAAACCTTCAGGGTGCAAACCTTAACTGGGCAAACCTTCGGGGTGCAGACCTTCAGGGTGCAAACCTTAACTGGGCAGACCTTAACTGTGCAGACCTTCGGGGTGCAGACCTTAACTGTGCAGACCTTCAGGGAACAGAATTAGAAACTGTTTTCACTTTTATTCAGGGGTCTAGACACGGCCTACAATACAATACATTGACTGGCGAATTGCGTATTGGTTGCCATGTTTATTCCCTTGAATTTTGGTTGAATGAATGCGATAAAATTGGACAACAAGAAGGCTACACCGATGAAGAAATAAAAGAATACTACAATTACATGATAACGCTATAAAGTGTATGATGAATGAAGACAGAAAGAAAAAAACTTATTGCAAAGCTCGACAAGATTTTTAGCGAATACATTAGGGAGCGTGATGATTACATCTGCATAACCTGCGGAGTCACACGAAACACTCACGTCATCCAATGCGGGCATTTGTTCAGTCGTCAGTGTCATTCTACGAGATGGGACGAGCTAAACGCTTATGCGCAATGTGCCGGGTGCAACTACAGACACGAGTTTGATTTTGAACCGTTCCGCAGGGCATGGATTGCGAAACATTCACAAGACGAATATGACAAGTTGTACGCGAAATTTTCAGGGCATACAAAATTTACTAATACTGAGCTTGAAATTCTCTGCTGTGAATATAAAAAAAAGTTAAAAAAATTAAAAGAAAATGTTTGACAAAAAACTTAGTGCTTGTATTATTAAGAGATTAGGAGGAACATCATGGCGGAAATACTGGTAATAATATTAATGGCTTTAATTGCAGTTTATGTTTTTTTTGACCGCATGGGGAGACCGAGAGGAATCGAGAAGAATATACTTGATGTTAAGCGGGACAGGGTAAAAAAATGAATATGTAAAATTGCTGATAGGGCAATAACACAGACGGCATTTGAGACGTTGCCTAATGAAATGGAGGAAGGATGAAAAAAGATATTAAAATTCAGGTTATCGGAAACAGTGTCATCATGAGTGTTAAAGATTTTGTAAGACTACTAAAAGAAGCCGATGCGGAAATTGACACAGATTTGCCGGGGAAAAAGGCAACATTTAAAAAGAAGGGCGAGCCAGGGTTGAGCCGTGTCGTATAACTTATAGAGAATATGCGAAATTTTGAGGAGGTTATAGAGTGAAATATTTTAAAGAATATAATTTAGAAACAGGCATGAGTTACGAAGAAGGCGATGAAGTTGATGATTGTTATATTTATTGGTTGGAAGAAAAAGTTTCTCAAAATTTGCCGAAGGCGAACGCATATTCTCTGTTAGCTGAAGTGCGAGTGGAATTAGACAAGACGTTTTTGCAGGCTGTTAATAATGGCGATGATGAAGTTGCTATTATGATTGACAATATATTAAAAAAGTTAGCGGATCGTTGCCGCCTTCCAAAGAAGGGGTTATGAAAGATATTAAGGTTACTATTATCGGGGATAAAGTGATAATGAGCGTATATTTAGTTTTGATTTTACGCTGAAAATTTATAAATATAGGAGGTTGTTATGTATTGTAAGGATTGCAAATTTAGAGAAAAAGATTATTATTGTGTTCACCCGAAAATAGGCGAAGAACTAATAAATCCTTTTTTTCCTGAAAAGGAAAAAGAACAAGATTTTTTATCATACTCATATAGTGAAGGCGGCAGATTTTTGGTTAGCGATTATTTTGGATGTGTGCATTTTAAAGCAAAAAGTTTCGAGCATCTTTCGTCTGATGCCGTGTTAGCTGAAGTGCGAGCAGTATTGGAGGAGTTAATAAATGATGAATATGTTTATCCAAAAAAAGAAATGATAAAATTATTACAAAAGATTAGCGAGCATTTCAGCTAACTTGGGAGCATACCCGCAGTCCGTAGCGTAGCGGAGGATTGGCGAAGCGAACGGGTATGCGATGTTGTGTGAAGCAATGGGGGGATGCAAGCAAATGGGTAGCTTTAATCAGCAGAACGAGAACCAAGCCGGTGTCCGTGTTTCGGCAAAACAGTGCCGGTCGGAACTGCCGCGGTTAGGTCCCGGAGAATGTCCGGGAGCACCAATTGGAAGGGCAGAAATGCCAGAAGTAAAACGAGGCGTCGGTACACGCCTATCGTCTGCGGTCAATGGTTCGATTCCATTGTCCCCCCATTATTTCACATAACAGCGTACAACTATTCAAGGCTATGAGAAGTCGCTTTAAGAGATTTGAATTTATTACAGGAGAAAGTATTATGAAAGCATTTAATTATTTAAAAGACAAAGTGCGATTTTTTATAGCCTTTGTTAGGCGCAATGCCATTGCAAACATAAGTATTCATCTATTCAGTTTATTTATTTATTCAATAGATAATCATTATGGGCTAACGATATTATGCGTCAAGGATGCGAACGATAATGAGGGTGCTTTATTGCATTTATCATATCAAGAGGGTTTTGGGTTTAGTTATGATGTATTATTTATGAGACTATGGAGGCATTGCGTCTAACTATTCCAGAGTATAGGCTTCAGGGCTTCGCCCACATTGCCTACGGCAATGTGGGCGAAGCCCTGAAGCCTATACTCTGTGTTAAGTGAAGTTACGAGCGATTAAAACAGGAGATTATTATGAAAATATTATGTAGATATGATTTAAGTACTATGAATAGTTTATCAATACCGACTATTGATAAAGTGAAGAAAGGTGATTATATAAAAGTTAAAGATTTAATTAAATACTTGAAATCATTTGATTCAAGTGATGAAATAATAAATACTATGGATTATATTATCAGAACACAGTTAAGCGAGTAATTTCACTTAACTGACAATGTTAAACGACGTGACCGCAACACAGAAGTTTAATTTAGCTTTTTACAGGACGTAAAAAGCGATAGAGGGAGAGTTTATGATAGAATTATTACACGGTGATTGCTTAGAGTTGATGAAGAATATACCCGATAAAAGTATTGATATGATTTTATGTGATTTACCTTATGGAACGAGAATTGAAAAGTGGGACGAAATATTAAATAAAGAAATATTATGGATAGAATATAATCGAATAATTAAAGATGGGGGATGCATTGCGTTGTTTGGAAGCGAACCATTTTCAAGTTATTTGAGAATGAGTAATATCAAAAATTATAAATATGATTGGGTGTGGGATAAGGATCAGGGAGGAAATTTTGCACTGGCAAAAAAACAACCGCTAAAAACCCATGAAGAAGTCTGTATTTTTAATTCTAAAATATATTTTCCAATAATGGCCGAGGCGGATAAAAAAAATATAAGGCCGGTTGCGGATGGTTATAAAGTCAATGATTATATAATTCAAATACACTCAAAAGATTACGACAATACCAGAAGGTATCCCAAAAGTATTATAAAACATTCAGCAAACAACAAGGAATGTAATAAATTAAATAGATTTCACCCCACACAAAAACCCGTTGCACTTCTCGAATATCTTATAAAAACCTACACCCTCGAAGGCGAAACGGTGCTTGATAATTGCATGGGTTCGGGTAGTACCGGAGTAGCTTGTATAAACACAAACAGAAAGTTCATAGGAATAGAAAAAGACGATAAGTATTTTGAAATAGCAAAAAATCGTATAGAGCAAGCGAGGCAGGACGCCGAGCAAAAGATGTTTTAGCGGTTATTGCATATAACTATTCAAGCGTAAAGCGATCGTTTTAATGTCGCTTACGCTTTGTTGTGCGAAGGACGGCGACATAAAGGAAAAAAGATTATGGAAGAATTAGAAGTTAAAAACATAAACGTAGAATATGTAAGCGATATTCAATACAAGTTGATTTGTATGTTACATGGTAGTTTTCAGGGAGAACAAGTAAATATGGATAAGTTTCTAATCAATGTGCTTAAACATATGGAAGATGGTTCATCGATTATGATGAGAAAGCTAAGAAGTTAAGCCGTCTTTCGTACAACAGTAATTGACCGCATTGCGGGATAACCAATAAATAAAAACAATAAACGAATAATTTAATTTTTTTCTTGACAGAGCATGCATTGGACTATATGGTGATTTCATGGAAAGAATAGCAGTAATACAAGCAAGGATGAATAGTTCCCGTTTACCCGGCAAGGTTTTAATGCCACTGGGGGGCAAACCGGCAATTCAACATATAATTGAACGAGTACAAAAATCAATAGTCGATCATGTTGTTGTCGCAACAACTAATTCAGAAAACGATATTCCCCTTGTTAATTTTTGTTTGAATTTCTGTGATGTTTATTGCGGAAGCGAAAATGATGTTATTAGTAGAACTTACGGTGCAAGTTGCTGGAATGATAGTATTATTGATATTACAGGGGATTGTCCGCTTGTTGACCCGACCCATATTGACGAGATGATACAACATTTTGAAAAATACAACCTTGATTATATCAGCAACACGATGACACGATCTTGGCCCGATGGATTTGATATACAAATTTATAAACGAGAGATATATCAAAAAATTCACGATCATGTAAAAAATGAAAATCATCGCCATCACTCAGGATGGAATATTATTCATTATAGTAATATTTTTAGTGGCTTAAAAGTAATGAATATTCCGGCGCCAGATGATTGCTACTATCCAGAATGGGGACTGACGCTTGACGATGAACGTGATTTAAAAGTATTAGATATAATATTTTCATATTTCAAGGACAATACATTTTCGGCAAAAGATGTTATTGATTATATCAAGGCAAATCAATATATACTTGACATAAATTCTGATGTTAAAAGAAATTTGCCGGGAAGGGGATAACAATGAAAAAGTATAACGCTATCATAATCGGGGCTGGTAGCATAGGTGCACTAAAAGATGAAAAATACGATTCACCGAAAACAAAAAACGTGCTGACAATCGCCCATGCGATGTACAAGAATCCCAATATTGACTTGAAATACATTGTTGACATTGACAATGACAAGGGGCAACGTGCTGCCCAAAAATGGAAATGCAAACATATTACACACCTGGATGACATGATTCAGCGGGAGATTGATATTGTAGCCGTATGCACTCCTACCAATACCCATAATGCAGTAATTAAAGATGTCGTCAAGCATATCAAGCCGCAAATAATCATAGCGGAAAAGCCATTCTGTTCGACAACAAGAGAAGCTAAGGAAATTGTCAGATTGTGCAAAAAGAATAGCATCATTTTGGTGATCGACTATATCCGGCGGTATGATACATCATTGCCGATTATTAGTTTACTTGTGGAAGGTTTGTATGTCTATAATGTAACCGTACAATATAACCGTGGATTTATTCACGAGGCATGCCATGCCGTTGATATGATGAATTACTGGTTTGGTGATTGCAAAAGTGTTTCTGTTTTTAGCAAAAAAAATATCGTTGATCGTGATAAGACCGACCCGGCGGCGTTCATCTGTTGTGAGCATGAATATGCAACGGTTAATTATCTTCCGGTTGACGGTCGTGAATATTCAATATTTGAGATTCAGATAATGACAAGTAAGGGAAAGATTCTGATTACTGACCACGGGAAACTGATAAACTTATATGAAACAATACATGAACCGACATATGGAAACTATAATACGTTGACGCAGAAAACAAAGATAATAAAAACAGAATTGACCATAGCACTGTCAAACATGATTGATGAGTGCGTCAAGATTCTTGATGCTGATGCAAGCGATTCAGCGTTTATTTGCACCGGGGAAGATGCTTTGAGAGTGCATGATGTTATTAATAAATATAATAAAGCACGAGGTAAAAAATAATGGCTATACTGGCAATAAACGGCGGGAAAAAAATATGCAAAAAACCATTTGCCGATCAAATAACATATGGACAATCAGAGACTGACGCAGTTCAAGAACACATGATGTCGAGAAAACTTCTTTCCGGTTATCGTGGAAATTGGATTCCTGCATTTTGGGGAGGGCCGGAAGTTAGAAAATTTGAAGATGCGTGGTCAGAATTTTTTAACGTACCTTTTTGTCTTGCGGTCAATAGCTGTACGTCAGCACTTCAAATAGCTTGCCATGCTGTTGGAATTAAGCCGGGAGATGAGGTCATTGTTACGCCGTGGTCAATGTCATGTTCAGCAACCGCTCCGATGGTATGCGGGGCGACGCCAGTTTTTGCGGATATAGAACCTGAACAATTTTGTTTGTCGTATGAATCAATTTGTGAAAAAATAACCAAAAGAACAAAGGCGATTATTATTGTATCACTGTTCGGCTCACCCGTAGATTCACGAATTTACGATCTTGCAAAAGAAAAGGGGATATTCGTAATCGAGGATTGTGCACAAGCACCTGGGGCTGGATATATTAACGTACAATGTGAGATTCAATTTTCCGGCCACAATGCAGACATAGCTTGTTTCAGTTTTACGCAAGGAAAACATTTAACATGCGGCGAAGGCGGACTCATCATGACGAGCAACGAAGCGCTTGCCATGCGATGTGCTGCAATTAGAAATCATTCTGAATCAGTAGTGAGCGCAATGGATGACGAAAACCATGCACTAAAATATAATATTTTTAACGATATTTATTTTCAATATATTCCCGGATATAATATGCGAATGACTGAATTGAACGCAGTCATTATGCAAAAACAGTTGAAAAAACTTGACGTATATATGTTATCAAGAAATGAAGCTGCTGAAGAAATATATACAGCATTGTCTGATATACCATTTATAAAAAAACCAGCACAAAGAAAGAATACTCGTCATGCGTATTATTGTCAGCCGTTTCTTTACGATAACGAAACAGCCCCGGTACACCGCGACATATTCATTAAGACTGTTGCCGCTGAACTCATGGGCGAGGTTTCACGTCCAGACCGCCCGATGCTTGGATGCGGATATATTAAGCCTTTATATCGTATGCCAATTTTTGATTCAGACAATGGTCTTCCCGTAGTTGAACGGCTTTGGAAAAAAGATTTTTTTCTTTCGATGTATCACAATCTTCCGCTTGACTATGATGATATTATTGTAATAAGAGATGCGTTCCATAAAGTTGCAGATAACGTTAAAGAATTAGAAAATACAATGTCTCGTTCATACTGGAGAAATGTATGAACAATCCGAACTTGTTACGGTTTGCCGCTGATATCGGTGCCAATCATAACCGGAGCATGAAGCGGGTTGAGAGTCTTATCATGGCTGCCAAAAGTATCGGATGCTGGGCAGTTAAATTTCAATATTTTCAAGCTGAAACATTGTATGCACCGGGATATATTCCATGGGGACTGGAAGAAAAAGAAATGCCGCTGTCATTTATTCCGAATATAAGAAAGATATGCAATAATGTCGGTATTGTATTTGGGTGTTCAGTGTTTCACGATGAAGATGTCAAAAAAATCGCACCTCATGTTGATTACCTTAAAGTATCTAGTTACGAAATTAACAAAGTGAGCCTAATAAAACGCATGGCCGACACAGGACTTCCAGTTCACATCAGCACTGGGATGGCATTGACACACGAAGTTAACAACGCGCTTGATGCCGCACAAAATTGCAAGGATGTTGTTCTGTACCATTGCTGCGCTGAATACCCGGCAAAAGAAAAACATATTCATTTAAGAAAGTTACGAGAATATGAACAATATGAAAAGGAAATGGATTATGATTTGGGGTATTCTGACCACAGTGTTTCCATTCCCGTTATATGCGGAGCGGTTGCTCTCGGCGCAGATTACATCGAATTTCATCTCGATGACGATGGCAACGGATGGGAATTTCAGAGCGGTCATTGTTATCTTCCAAAATACGCGAAACAAATGATTGGGTCGGCGACTGTCACAAAACAAGCAATGAAGTTTTACAGTATTCCAGAAGTAAATAGAAAACAACGATCTGACCCAATTGATGGGCTGAGACCATTTCAGGAGATAAGGAATGTATAATTTTGCACAAGCTGAAATACTTGTAACTGGCGGAACTGGAAGCCTGGGGAGTACGCTAGTAAAAAAGTTTCTGTCTATGCCGAAAGAAAATCAACCAAAAGGGATACGCATTTATTCACGCGATGAATTTAAACAATGGAAATTAAAAAATGAAATTGACGCACAATTTACGGGCGCGCCGGTTTCGTATCTTCTCGGTGATGTGCGTGATAAAATACGGCTATCACGCGCAATGAATGGTGTTGACGGCGTTATCAATACGGCGGCATTAAAGCAAGTCCCGGCATGTGAATACAATCCAATCGAGGCCGTACACACCAATATTAACGGTGCCGAAAATATTATTGATTGTGCAATCGATAATAAAGTAAAAAAAGTTTTGCATATCAGCACCGATAAGGCGGTATATCCCGTCAATCTTTACGGAGCAACAAAAACAGTGGCTGAAAAGCTTTTTCTCCATGCTGGAATTTATGCACCAGATAAAACTTCTTTTTCATGTTGCCGATATGGAAATGTTATGGCGAGCCGCGGAAGTCTTATTCCACTGCTAAAAGAGCAGTTCGAAAAAACCAGCAAAGTTACTTTAACTCATCCCGACATGACGCGGTTTTTTGTGTCTCTTGATTATGTCACAGAATTTATATTACATAAATTGTGTATCATGAAAGGTGAAGAAATTTTTGTTCCCAAAATGCCGACAATAAAAATAGCCGATCTCATCAAGGCGGTTGTTCCCGATGCACAAATTGAAATAACCGGAATACGTCCGGGAGAAAAACTGCATGAAATTTTAATAACACCAGAAGAATCAGAAAATACAATCGTTCATGATTTTTATTTTACAATAACAAAACAATTTCAGGATGCGCGGCGCTGGACATATTCAAGCGACATGAATCCATATGTGCTTGATAATTCTGCTGATATATTAAAATATATCGAGGAGGCCGCGAAATGATGTCGGCATTTTACGAGTTTGAATTACATGGTAAAACATGTATACTGGTTCCATTCAATCGTCAATTTTTAATTGAACATCCATGTTCAGCATATATGACATGGTTTCACAATCCAATAATTACACGGTATAATTCGCATGGTCTTTTCCCGTATACCGAAAAACAGAAAGAGGGGTTTCTTGACTCGCTCGATATCGCTACAAACAAGATAATCATGGCTATTGTTTACGATTTAATTCATGTCGGGAATGTCAGTTTGCAATCAATAGACTGGATTAACAGGTCGGCTGAAATTGCAATAATACTTGATAACAATTATCATGGAAAAGGAATCGGAACAGAAGCATGTAAAAAAATGCTTGAACACGGTTTTCTAAAAATGAATCTTAATCGTATATGGACGGGAACCGCTTCAATCAATCTCGGTATGCGGGGAATCTGTAAAACGCTCGGCATGAAAGAGGAGGGATGTTTCCGCGAGGCTATTTATCTTGACGGTGAATATCATGATGTTATCGAATACGGAATCTTGAAATCGGAGTATGTAGAATGACAATATATGATGACGAATATGATGATGGATCAAACTATTTGGCCGACGATAATATGTTTATTGATTTTTCTCAGTCAATACAAGAAATAATAAAAGATATTGTAAGGCATACATTGATGCAAAAAAGTGTTTTTGATTTAGTAAAACAACGTATAGAATATTATATTAACGACACAATAAAAAACAGCCTTGATGATAAAATAGAAAGTGAAATTATATCACAAGTCGCACATACAATAATACGAGATGAATATATTAAAGATAAAATTGACATAATTCTTTCTAATAAAATTAAACAACAACTGATTCTTCAAAAACCGGAGTTAAAAGATGACTGATAATGAAATCATAGATGAAATACAATCAGTACGAATAAAGAATAACCAACTATGGATGGACATTTTACGCGCCGCCATGAGTTCCGCACCCGTTAAAACAAAAGACATCATGAAACAGATACGGCAGAATGATTTACGAATATCAGACTTGACATGGGAGTTATCAAAATGAGTACATATTCAAGTAATATTTCAGCACTCAAAAAAACACATGTTTATCTGGTTGAAAAACTTAAAAAAAATAAACTCAAAACAGAATGGATATTCCCGCGAGACAAGGGGTTTAACGTAAAAAATGACAGCAATGAAATCGTCCGTGGTGATTCGTCAGACGAAACTGGGAGAGTGCTTGAAAGTTATCAATTTCATGATGATGAGGCTAGCATTGTTTTTGGAATAGGAACAGGAAATTTTCTTTTTGATTTATGTAAAAAGAAAAAAAGCAAACATTCGGTTATCCTTTTTGAAACACAACTTGATATATTAAAAACTGCATTTGAAAATTACAATTATTCTAAATGGATTAAGGACGGTTCGCTCTTATTCATAACTGAAAGCGGCGATGAGCTTTCATCGTTGATAGGATTTATCGACAGCAATCTTGTTATACAGGATTGGATGTTTTTTGCTGAACCGTATGTTTTTCACAAACATTCAATATATGGAAAAGATTTCAAACATGCCCATGAGCTTGTTAACCATTTGCGATGCAACACTGGCACGGTCATGCAGGCAGGTGCAATAATAGCGGAGAATGATATATTAAACCTCCCATACGTTATTCGACACAACGGAATAAATGTTTTAAAAAACGCATTTCTTGGAAAACCTGCCGTACTAGTTAGCACTGGCCCATCTCTGGCGAATAACGTTCATAAATTAAAAGCAGTGCGCGACAATGTTATTGTTATAGCGGTAGCACAAGCATTAAGAATATTATTGTCGTATGATATTAAGCCTGATTTTATTTGCACTGTTGATTTTGGTGAAGTTAATCTCACTCATTTTCGTGGGCTTATGAATAGCGATGTCCCGCTTATTGCGCTCAATCGTTCCTATGCTCCAATTATTCGCTCATGGGCTGGCCCAAAATTTATCAGTGCCGGGATAAACCCAGGATGCGAAGATAACATAGTCGGACTGCTTGACGATCGCGGGTCGCTTGAACAGGGCGGCTCAGTTGCTCATTTTGCTTTCGGTCTTGCTCTCCATTTCGGATGTAATCCTATAATAATGATCGGTCAAGATCTCGCCCTGACTGATGGACTGAGTCATAATCCAAATGCAGATTCAGCCGGTTCTGTTTTCCTTGACGGTAATACAATTAAATGGGCAGTTACCGACCCGCGATCGGATACACTTAATAAAGATTTGCATTCGATGGGCGAGCTTGTTAAAATTCCCGGATATATGGGCGGCGAGGTTATGACCAATATCGGCCTTGCCTCGTTCATAACTGCTTTTGACGACATCATAAAAAGAAAATGCGATGACATAACGGTTATTAACGCAACCGAGGGCGGTGCGCGCATACCGCGAACAAAGCAAATGTCCCTGTCGATGGCATTAAGCCAATACGCAACGAACGAAATTGATAAATCAATCATTGCTAACTATAGTGGATTGAAGGACGATTACATTGAAGACATTGAAAGAGCAATTAAACTTATTGATAAAGATATTGAAATATTGAAAAACGTTATCAATGAATCGGAACATGGTTTAAAATATAATCAAGAATTAACTGACATTCAAAATTCAAAATGTAAAAAATCAGAACTTGAAAAGATTATGAATAACAACGCAGTGCACAGTAATAAGGCAAACGAGCTTGCTGATAAAGTACCATTGCTTAAATTACACATTTATCATGCAAGTCGTGCAATACAAAATAGAGATTTAAAGGTCGATGGAGCACTCAATCATCTTTATGAAAATCGCAACGACCTGTCAACGCGCATAAAAAGAAATAGGCTAATCCTAGAACAGGCAGCGAAATCATCTAAAGAGCTTATTGAATCATACACGACGACCAAAGAATTACTTGAAAAATATCTTGAAACACGCGACAATAATTTATTGGAATCAATACCAGAGTATATCCCATCTCTTGATGATGCCGAAAAATATTTTTCAATGGGGAATTGGGCACGGCCATATCTTGATGCGATGATTCTTAATAATCAAGAAATACTAAACAAATGTATTGATATGAGAAATAAAAAAATAAAAGAAATTGATGAAAAAAATGTTGAAAATGATATGCTTATTGAATATAATGAACTTGTCTATAATGCTCGTAATATTGGTTTAGAAAACCATGACTATGATAGGGCATTTGAATTACTAGACGAGGCAGAAAAAATGTATCCAGAAAAATTTGATGCTCAATGGGGAAGAGCGACTGCGTTATTTCACATAGGACGACATGATGACGCGCTTCGTCAATATGACAAGCTGGTTAAAAATCATCCAGACCTTGATCGTATTCAATTCGAGCGCTGCCTTGTATTTATGGAAATTAACCCAGAGCAAGGAATTGAAAACATGATTGATTTTCTTTCAACACATGATTCGTTTCAATATTTCTGGCGACATATCGGTTCAGTGTATGAATCAACCGATACCGTCAAGGCATTGTCGGCGTATAAATTGTATATCGAAAAATATCCAGAGGACAAAAATATTCTTGCGAGAATTAAGGCGATTGAATGAAAAAGATACTTCTAATCATTGCGCTTTTATTCGCAATTCCAATCTACGCCGAGACTCGCCTTACTATCGGCGGCGAAGTCCAGCTTGGTTCGGATATTGAATCGTATAATTCTTTTGCGTCCATCGAATTAAATTTTAACCTCTACTTCTGGAAATGTAAAAACTCCGTATATGGTGGGTATACAACATGGTTCGTTATGAACTGGAATGAATTTTCGGGTCATCCTTTTCGTGATATTTACCACGTTGGAAATCGCTTTTCCATATACGGTTTTTTTATTGATGTTAAACATTTCTGTAATCATCCGGTTGTATCCAACAGAAAATGGCAGTCTAATTTTTGGGGTGAAAATATAACCGCCATATCTATTGGATACGAATTTGAATTTACAATCATGTAAACTGAATACCGCCCGCACTGTATGGTGTAGTCTGTGCATCGCTACTATCCATATAGGTATTAGTCGGATTTGTGGCTTCATCGGTATATAGTGCTGAACCATAAACACAAGATGTAAAACCATTGGCTGTGCTGCCTGATGAATCTATATCAGTAGCGCGACATGCCGATAACATATTGCAACTCCAAAAACCGGTTGCAATGTTCGTCGTAGAATCAACATCTTCTGCGAGACATGCGCTTATTATAGAACACGCTGAAAAGCCAAAAGCTGAAACTCCATCTATTTGGTATGCGGTGCATCCCGAAATACAATTAACTAAGTTAAACCCGGCTCCCGTTGTCGTAGATGAAGCAATATCATACGCATAACAACCAGTTATTTGAGCACCAGAATGGAATCCATAAGCGATATCGGCAGCATCTATATCTTCGGCCTAACACCCAGAAACTGAAGTACATGTGTAATACCCATAAGCAATACCTGTTCCAGTTGCATCAATTGCTATCGTAGTACATGCGGAAATTTCATTGCAATTTGCAAACCCGTAAGTGTTGCTATTGGCAACAGCTTGAACATCTGTAGCATGACAACCAGAGATTCTTTTACAAAGATTAAATCCATAAGCGGTTGAGCCGGATGAATCGATATCTTCTGCGGTGCAGCTTGAAGCACCGAGACAAGAGAGATACCCGAAAGCCGCACTAACTGAATCTATCTGATATACATTACATGAGGATAGCCTGGAACACGAAGAAAATCCAGAACAAAAATCGGCGCTTGACGATAAGTCATACGAAACACAATCATTTAGATTCTGACATAAATAAAACCCACCAATCTTATCAGCACCATCAAGTGTATATGAAGAACAGTTTTCATATTTCGATGTCTTATTGTGAAGCGCCGTACCGCTCCCTTGAAATCCATAAAAATCAACATTTGATAATCGTGTATGAGTTTTGCAATTTGAAAATGTAACATGATTTGCGTTTAATAAAAACGATGACGTAATTGCAGCGGCAACAGTTCCCGTCCCCCTAACTGTTACATTTTGAAGATACGAACCAGTGGTGTTAACTTCAAGATATCCCGGAAGATTAGCGAAGTGAATTGTTGCGCCCTGTTCAAATACTAGATGGGATACGTTATTCGTTTGAATGTTCCCCCATGTATCACCGCCAGATAATGTTAAAGAATAATCACCAACTTTGACAAAAATTGATTGGTAAGCATCTTTAAATTGATAGGTATTCGCCGCCGTCCGCTCAATTACATCATCCCATGATGCTTGACTCGTGACAATAGCATCGTATGTTGGAATGAGCGATAAGACAGCAGCAAGTAATTGATTCTGTGTATCCGTTGCGGCTGTTTGTACTTGTTGACCGCTGTATTCGATAACAGTGGCAAGCTCCTCCTGTATGCTGTTTAACGCATCTGCTGTAATTGTAGTTGGAGGCGGGCCAGCCGTGTACAGTCCCGCTATATTATTAGCCCCTTCTGTTCTATGCATAACCCGCTTCCTCCTAATTAACCTTTAATCGCCCATTCGGGGTCGAATCTATAAGCACCAGTTGCAACACCAGCGTCACTTACCTCTACCCATCCAACAATCAGAGTCGAGTTTCCAGTAATTGAAATTCCAATGCTTCCCGTCGAGCCAGTAGAACCAAGATAGACGGGCTGACCCATGTATCCGCTGAACGTTGCAGAAAATGAATTATCTCTCACTATACCCTTGCGGAGAATATTACAGGTCGCGGCATCTGACGTGTAACTATCACATGCAAGACCAATAAGACCGGTAGTTCCCGAAGCTGCTATACATGCCCTCTTCCACACTCCGCTCGCGTGAAGATATACGATATTTCCAAAAGAAACATCACTGCCGACTGTTTGAGAATAATCAATCCATCCAACAGCGGTTAGGTCTGTTGTATTTTTTCTAGTTTCTGGCTGTTTCCAGAAGTCTCCGGGATTGACAAACTCTTCCTCCATGACCGTAACCATAAAATCCCTGAAATCTTGTGCTGAAATTTGGCCGGTCACATTGTCGGCCATTAAGGCCAATAGCGCCGCCCGTGTTCGTTGAGTATCTGCCATATAATCCTCCTTATATCGGCCTTAAAAAGTCCGTGCTAAATATATCATTCTGGAAAGCTCCACCGAAGTGAGCATCGAATGCTGGGCTGAAATTTTTATCAAATGAGCCAATAAGATAATCTCCATCATAAACGTGTTGTGCAGTAAAAGATGAATCAAAATCATGGTTGAATTGAATTATTGGAATACTATCATCGTTGGACGGAAATGAATTAAAGTCATAACTGAATCCATAATCAAAGGCGGCATTTAAGTACCCATATCGATCATGCATGTGAGCCGGTTTAATTTCGGATATTATTTCAATAACATCGGTTAGGCTTCTGATTCGCGATTGAAAAACTGTTATATCGTTTATTGTTCGAGAGTCAAAATCATTATTATGAAATGCCGGTTGAAATTCTCCGCAATCTCCATTGATATCAACATTAACGGTAAATAAAAAAATGATAGTCTGATCTCCGACGGTATCGCCTATCGTTGCAACACCAACCCATGCTGGAGTATATTCTGTTATTGAAATTGTATATCCCGCAGCTTCTAAAACCTCAATATAATATGATGGGAGTAGCCCACCAGTTGACAAAAGAACTGCATGCAACTGCTCTCTGCGTTCATCAATTGAAAGTCCATCGCCACTTATTCCATAATCATTTTCATGGTCTGAAAGTAGTTCCGTTGATGTCAATACATGCGATTCATTATTTAAGTCATTTTGCCTGTCTTCAATTCGTTTAAATTCTTCTGCAAGAGCATAACAATATTGGTCAAGAACAGAATTCTGTTCTTTATTCCACGCCCTCCCTTTTGGGAAAAGCGACTTTAGTAATTGTTTATATTCTAGCGCTGTTCGTGCCATTATGAATAATCCTGTAATGTTACCGTGCCAAGAATTGGAACACGATTCGATGCTGTTCCTATATCATCAGTAGGATATATCGTTTTGTGTGCCAACTCTGTTGCCGATGATGATATTGCAGCGTCAATATCTGATAAATATAACGTCTCCCCGGGTCCGCCCTTGATTAACAATAAGTCTGATAATTTTTCTTCTATTTCAGATTGCACAGTGCTGTTGTTGGGACTCACCATGACAATAAAATTTAACGATTCAGCCTGTAATGGAATCATTATCAATCCCGGTTCTGCGCCGACTGGAATACCGACGGTTAAACCAGTCAACGGGTCGGTGTGTTCAACCAAATAATTCCTTACTTCGTCCATCTCGTCGGTCGATGGAATTATTGAACTATCATCATCGCGGACAAATGCCATTCCAATAGTCCCAACACCATAATATTCAGGTATTGCCCACGCCCTTGTAACTCCCGGAACCTCAAGTGCCCAGTTTTCATAATCAAAATAAGCTCCGCCATGTGGAGCACGTCTTTTTCTTGTTAAGATTCTCGCCCTATAATCTTCATCATCCTCTTCATCGAGTCCACCAGATATTCCATCTGTTGCGACGGTAGCAATTGAATCAACCCCCGCTATCGGAGAAACAAAATATAATTCTATTCCACCGTCATTATTTGAGTCTTCGCCGTAATCCTCCGCGGTAAAAGATACAGTCCCCGCGCCAGAAGCCAGTATGACTTCATCGTCAACAAAATATGATGTGTCATTATTACTAATTAACTCGGTTCCTGCTGGAATTATTTTTCCCGTTGTTCCCGTTACTGCGGCCTCACCAGTTGCCTTTGTTGGCTGTTTTCTTGCCACCCCATATTCGGAGCCGTGTGTTTCGAGATTATCAGTGTCGGCTGATGTTATAAATAACTGGTCTTTTTCATATTGCAAATATCCATATATCAGGTGACAGGCTCCTGCATAAACACGGGCCTGAATTTTTAAAATTGAACGTCTCAAAAGAGATGTAGCTCCATCAATGCGAGTCTTAAAATCAGCCTGAATTCTGCTATCTATTTCAGATAATGTCGGCCTATCGAATGCCATTACTCGCCCCCTTGTGCGACCCATAAATCATCAAAAGCTATTGTCGTTGTGCTTCCACTTTGTCGATATAATTTAATTTCGGTATAAACCCTGTCCAGACTGTTCCGTTCAACGATTGCCTCAACGTCAGCGACGACACCATCGTCAATCATCCATTGGAGGCAGTCCTCTATGTATTCTTTTATTTTTGCTAAAACTTCGGTAGTGATTTTTTGTCGATACAATTGCCATAACTTACTCCCGATTTTATCACCGTCGGTCTCCAGCGTATCGCCCCACCATCCGCGCTTGTCGTTGACATCATCAATCGGGTCATCGCTATTTGCCCTCTGGTCAGTAAAAAGGCTTATATATACTGCCGTCTCTAGTCCCGATTCTTTTGTAAAATCTGCATCGGTAATCGAAAAATCACCGACAGAGTTTTCATTGTCCCATATAATTTTAACATCAATCATGGCAACCTCACCGTATCAACTTTGCAATTATCAATTGCAGATGTATTTTGTGATGTCGTCACTTCTGATGTTATCGAATCTGGCCCCGCCATAACTTTTGTCGTGACATGCGTGTGTGCATTATAATCATCTTTCAATTTATTAAATTCTGTTTTTAAGTTATTAAAAGCCACCGCATAATCATCTTTGCCGTTAACCTCGACCTCGCCATCTTTATTGCATTTTACATAATTATCAAATTTACTGTACATCTGCACTTCATCGTCTTCTAAATCAGTTGGACGTTCTTCTCTATTGTGCATAACGAGACATAGCCCTTGATCTCTATTCCCATTAACAAATACTATAACAGCCTGCCCCTCCGTGGGGATGGCCTCGAAGCCATACGGATTTACAAATTCCACGTCAGTAATTGTTTCTCCCTTCAAGCCAGTCACCTGAATGATTGGAGTTTTCGTACTGCCGTCTATGGCGGTAATGATTGCCCTTCCAATTATAAGGTATATTTTATTTTTTAAATTTTTAATTATGTTAATCATCAAATCCAGCCTTTATATTAATATCAGCAGCACTCCCTGAAAATGTATCTTTATCGACAAGATGTATTTTGGAAAACGCCCCATCTTCATCATCAAAAACATAGTTGACATCACAAATTAAAAACTCTTGTGCTGAGATATTGAGTACCTTGTCATATACCGTAACCAGTGTATTTATTCTCCAAATACTTCCGTCCGATTGCATCCATCCAGGGACATGATAAATGAGTCCACGGGAGAAACCAGCCCTGAGTCTCGCCTCCCACTTGGCACGATCTTTACATTTTCCGCTATCAGTTGCGCGATCTGAAAAAATAGTCAATGGCCTATATCGTGATATAATCGGATCAGAAAAAACACCCGAAGGCTCTATGAAATCCTCGAGTCTTTTGCTGTCCCCACCGATACCGAAACCTTTACAGATATAATCAGAATATCTATTACTATCATCCTGAATTAATTTTCCGTAAATGGCATTGCTGTCAAATTGAATAGTGTCTGTTGCCTTGTCGGTCGTTGTTGACTTTGTAATCGTTAGCTTTCCATCACCTTTAGACAGCGGTAAGATGCCGGCATCTCTACATATTTCCGAAATCATTTCATAAACATAACAGCCTTCATTTACCTTGAATGAATCTATTTTTACATTCGCTTCGGTACTGGCGGTTGAATCAATGGTTAATTCGATTTCAAAAGGGTCGATTAGTCTTCTAATAATATTCGCACGAGTTTGTTTTTTAAATTCGTTGTTATCTTCGTTGTAGGTACAATCAATTAAATCACACGTTTTATCTCTGCCAATAAATTGAATATCAAATTTTTTACCGCCATATTCTATTGGAATTGAGTCGATATACCCGGTTATAAGAGTTTCATTTTCGATAAATACTTCAACTTCATCGCCCTTTTTTATTTTCCATTTCGCAAAATCTCCACCACTGAAGTCAGCATCAAGAAAACCAAAACTCCCAGCTATGGTATTCATGCTCGTTCTGACATTCATCTGCGACCATGACTCAAAAGTATTTTCGTTTACTTTGAGTCCAAATTTATTTAAAACTTTTTTGGTCATGATTCAAGTACCAGAATGTCGGTATTTTCTGGAACAAATCCCGGATGCTTAATTGTAAGTTTATTTTTATTAAAAATTTCAGAACAACGATCTATATTTTCATAAAGATTATACGCTAATTCCAGCGTACTGATTGGAATATTTCCGGCAGTATATGTAATTTCATTTTGTAAAGTATTGACTTTTATTAGCATCAGCTCGGCAACTTCGGCGCGTAAAATTTCAGTTGCCGTGTATATATCGGTGACATTCATATCGACTTGATCTCCAAGCCTTAAAAGCAAATCATCAAACGCTGACAAGAGTCTATCAAGATAATCATATAATTGCTGTTTGCTGCTAAAATCAGTTCGGACAAAAACCCTTGTCGCAAAAGATAATAATTGATATTTTTGGGCATCAATTAAAAGCGCCCTGTTGTCATCCTGATCTGCGGAACCTATAGATAAATCATCTTCGTCGTAATCTTGTGCATCTATAATCTGTTTGATTATTGATTGTCCGAGCGACTCCGGTATTGACGTTCCATCAAGTTTTATTTGATTCCCTCTCGCTGTTCCAGAGCATCCACCGATAACACCACCCTGAACTATAGTTCCTCCCATGCCACATAAATGCTGAAATGCCGTACTTCCTGAATCTAATGTATCATATAACTCGCATGGCGAATCGAGAACCGATGTTAAGGTATTCATTGCGGTTCCAAGGATTCCCGTTGCCGTTGCCATTGAAGATTTCAATACATTATTGACGCTATTTATTGCTTGACCGACTTTCATCATGCCGAAAATTGCATCGGTTCCCAGGCTTTCAACAAATGACGATGCCGTTTTCATGGTTTTTATAAAATTATCCATGACAAGCGCATTCGCCTTTAAAACTGTTGTATCCATTTTCGCAGCAGGATTGGTTATATTTCCGGGAAAAAGTTCATCTTCTTCGAGTAGGAATTCAATTTCAAAACGAGCTATTCCGCCTTCGCCGTAGTGTTCGCTTATCGTATAACTAGCCGCATGAACTCTACGCCGTCCAAAATACGGATGTATTAAGGTGCCAACATTGTATTTATCGTTATCTGTATTATTTTGTAATACGTTTATGAGCTTGTCGCGGTTGTTGAAATAATCAAATGAATTTTCACCGCTTTGAATTACATAAGCAGTAATTGAAAATACAGGAAGCAGCGGCCCCATGTCTGTGGTGAGCGTGCGTTTCTGCCAGCGTTCGGTCTCCTTAACTCTTCGACCACCGCTAATCGCATGGCCCTCGACTTTAAATGGAACGTCGCGGAAAGATGCTGATTGTAAATTATTTTTCCAGCTCATTTTTTATTCCCATGTAACCGCTTGCGTAAAAAACGTATTTCCATTATTTGTTTTCGCATTTACTTTTGCCTTGCCATTGTTTTTAACGCCGCCGACAGTTGCTTCTGCGCCGTCTTTTGCTTTTACATTGATATCGACAGTTGATTTATTTGTTCCATTTATTGCTTTCTTTCCTGCCGCAGTTGTCCCGTTGACCTCTGCTGTTTTTTGTTCAAGCGTTATTCCCATTTTTTTTTCTAAATTGGTAAGCTTGACTTCGCCTTTCGGCATGAGTCCGAGAAACTTCATGACCCATTCAACTGCGCGCTGAAGTGCCAGTAAAATGTCATCCCAATACTTATAGACAATATAAACACCAGCCGCAAGCGCCGCAACTCCGGCAACAATAAGACCGATAGGATTTGCGGTCATCGCAACATTTAACGCCCATTGCGCTTTTACTGCCGCCATGATAACAGGAAACATCATTTTGAGATATTGAATCCATTGAATAGCTATAATCGCCATTAGTGCGGCTCGGTATGCCCCCATTGCGACAATAAGAATACCTATCGCATAACGAAGTTTGAAAACTATTTTTAAAACTTTTCCTATTATTGAAAAAAATACACCGAGCGCACCGACAACCCCTTTGACAATACTTTGAATTAGTTCTTTATTTGTTTGAACCCATTCGAGAATATTTTCAGCTGTAACCGTCATGCTTATAATAAAATCTTTCAAAACAGGCATTAACGCGTCACCGATTCCAGCAGCGGTCATGTTTATTGCATCTTGTAATGTCGACATTCTTCCTGAAAATGTCTGTGATGCGGTATCCATTGCTTTATAAAATAATCCGCCTTCCGCTGTCATCGCTTTAAATGCTTTTGTGACTTCTTCTCCGGTTGCCTTGCCCTGTTCAACCATTTTTCGAGCTTGTCCGATTGCATTGTCTCCGGTTAATCCCCATTGTTTTGCAAGCTGTTGAAGTATTGGAACTTGATTATTGATTAGCTGGTTAATGTCCTGCATATTTGCTTTGTTGCCAGCCATTATCTGGCCATAGGCAAGCGATATCCCTTTTAACCGTTCAGCGCTACCCTGCGACAAGTCTCCCAGTTGACGCAGTGTTTCGGTAGCCGTATCTTTAGTTACCGCACCAAAACCCATGAGCATTGACGTTGCATCGGCAAGGTCGCCATACTCAAAAGGAGTCCGTGCACCAAGAACTTGCAATTCTTTAACCAATGTAGAAGCGGCATCTTTGCTTCCACCGAGAAGTGTTGTAAAACTTGCAAGGGAATTTTCCATCCTTGATGCTTCATCGATAACTTTTGAAAATCCCCCCTTAATCATAGATAAGCCTTTGGTAAAAACACCAAAACCGACAAGACCCTTAAACATACTCATGGCAGTTGACGTTGTTTTTGTCTGTAAATTTGCCATTCCGCTGGCAGCCATTTTTGATGATGACGCCAGCGCTCCCATATTCGCAGACAATCCCTTTAATGGGACGGTCATTTTGTCGGTTAAATTAAACGTAAAACTTACGTTGAAATTTTTGGCCATTATGAATTTCCCATAAATTTAGAAATTGTTTTAATTCCTTTTGCCCAAAATAAAAAATCTTTCATATCCATTTCCCAGATATCACCGGGATGAAACATGTACTGAATCAAATAAACTATCTCCTCCCAATCGGGAGGAGCTACGATAAAAAATCGCCACCACTGAGAGCTTCCTGTATTTTTTTAAAATCAATTAAATCAAGTTCGTCAATCTCGTTATCCTTGAGTGACGTAACCGCGAGAAGAATTGGTATTGCCTCATCAATTGACAATGAGGCATTATCGCCCTGCTCAGATAACCTTTCGAGAAGATCTTTGGGCAGTGACCGCAAATGTTTAATCTTAATTCTGTACAATTCAACTGTTGAAATTTCAGTTGATTCACCGTCTACATCAGTGATGGTAATTGGATAATCAAGAATAATTTTTTTATCTATTTTTTCCATATCGATCTCCGTTAATCTTCAATCCAGTAAGAACCAACAAATTTCAAACTCGTTTCTCCCTCGCCAGCGGTAACCTCCATGTTGTTGGTGCACGTTGCCCCTTCCATCTTGTAGGACTTCCCGCCTCCGGCACTGCGAAAAATAATGGTTCCAGTTCCATTTATTGCGGCAAAATCTCCGAGCTTGATGTCGTCCCTATCGGTTATTTTTACTTCACATTCTGCCGGGATAGGCTCTTCGACAAAACCATGAAGGCCGGTATCCCCAAAAACCGGCTTACGTTCAAAAGCCGGTTCTCCTGAAATACCAATTCCACGAGCGATTGCCCCTGATTTATTCAGGAGCAAATTTCCGTTCACTAAAACTTCGACTCTTCCAGTAATTTTCATTTAAAAAATCCTCCTACAGTATAAACTGAATGACGCCACCGAGAATCATAAATTGATTAACAAGGTCTGGCGGCAGTAAAACATCAACTCTATTCTGATCGCTTGCGTTGCGCTCAACGATGAGATTTTCTTTAAACTCGTCAAGATTTTCGATGAGTCCCTTATCACGCAACAAAGTAAAAAGCGCGATAATCTCGTCTTTTACTGTTTTGGGCTGACAGACGTTAGTTCCCGGCTGAACTGGAAACGTATCAGAAACCAGCTTAAACCTCGGAACAATAAACCTTGTCAGCATTCTTGATTTATACTGGTACCGTATTTCTGATAACGTTGCCAGAGTTTGAACATCAAGATAAGACGGGTCGATGACTCCAGCAGCGTTAGTCTGATACGTCGTGATACAACGTTCGATAACAACATCTCCCGATGAATCAACTATGTAAGTAGCTATTCCATCATAAAGAAGAATGTTTCTTTCAGATCGATTAAATCTATCCGCCTCAGTAGGAGGAAGTATTCCTTTTAATTTCAAATAATGAAGCGGTCTCGCCGGGTCTTGATTGAGATTATACGCAGCAACTGCGGTTAATGCAGCCGTCAATCTCGCGGGACTTGACGGACTTCCGTACATACCCATTATACAGTTGTAAGCACTGTTGCGACTATTGCCAAGTGTTGACGCATCGGCAAGACTTTTCCTGACACCGAGAAATCCTTGTCCCTGCAAGTCTTCAAGCGGGTCGAATCTATCGGTCAGTTCAGATTCAAGACTTGATAAATTAGTAGCACTTTCATACGGTTGACCAATGTAATGAAATTGAATATCGGCAACAACAGACCATACATCATCGAGCGATGGGTCGGTTGCACCGTTAGCCATTGCGGTGATGAGTGCACTATCCCCGAAGCCCGATGGGTCGGTTTCACCGGTATAATAATTCGCCCTCACGTCGATAAAATTTCCCTGACTTCCCGCATTTTTTGCAATGATGCAAAGTGCACTTGCAGCGTTAGTACTCGCTTTTACCGGCAGTTGAAGTATTTCGGAAATTGCTATTTTTGCCGCACTGTTTAAATCGGTTGTTGACCATCCTGACGTCAGAATAACGGGAACCTTGACGCCATCAACAAGAAGATTGTATGTCCCACCACCGACAAGACTATTTCCGGCAGCAGATAGTGCAATTGAAAATTGAATCGTTGCCGAAGCCGCAACAGCGGCAGCCGCATCACTTAACGCTATTGCATATAACTCGGTATTTGGATTATTCTTTTTGAACACATTACACATAATTGCAAGTTGCGAACCTGGGCCGAAAAAACCATCGGCTAGTCCATCACTTGTCATTTGATAAAGAACTTCTGACGGCTTGCTGCCATCGCTGGTTTTTTGTCCAATAAGTAACGCCTTATGGGGATTGGGAAAAAGTCCTTTGAGCGCCCTACTGTTATCGATTTCGGTATACACTCCCGGCGTCCTAATGGTATCGGGAATATTGTTAAAACTTATCATGATCGTTTTCCTCCATCATAAAATTTATCTGCTTTCTCCACTTTCACCTCAGCAGTTTTCGCAGAAGGTTTTTCAGAAAATACAATAATTGATTTTTCTTTTTCTCGTCGTCTCCAATAACGACCCTCCGGGCCAATCCATGGAACATATCCGCCATCAATCGGCAGAATGGCCTTATTTATGGGATATCTGACGATTGTATCAGCCTTGGGTATTGCCCATTTAGTTTCTTCTCCCATTTCTCTACCTCCGTATTATATTACTCATTAACACTTTAAAAGCATCCGCAAAAGATGACGCATAATCACCGGGATTCTGGTCGTCCTTGTCCTGTGAATCAATCCATTGTTGATCTACAGATACATAACTACTCGCCGGTAGGGTTCCGTTATACGGAAGCGATGCCGACGGGGACAATATTATATCAGTATAAATTCTTTTTAGATCCGGCAACTGTTCAGGACTTTTTCTTTCGTCAATGTCTCTATATTCAATTTCACCAGAACCATCAAGCACACTGGCAAGCCGTGAAGTGAATACAAACTCATATTGCCACCACAACCATGCGCGGTCAATGTCAAGCAATCTACCTGCTGAATATTCAATGCTCGACTCATACCCGATATCAAAATTCACTAATATTTTTACGAGTCCAGCTCTTACGGTATCAAGAACATCGTATGCCAATATTCCTGATTTTTCAGAAGCGTTATTATCATTTTTAATGACACAAATAACGCCGAATCTTTCTTTGATAACTTGGTTAATCGCCGTATCGCCATCGTTTTCTGATGCATCTTCACCGAGCGGAATCACAAAAGCAACTTCATCGATCAATGTATTAGACTGAACGCGCGCTAGGTCAATGGCTCCGCCTATACGATTTCCAAAATATGTATTTCCAGCCCTCAGTGCTAATATTATAGTGCTTAATTTCATGGTTTAAATTCCCTGCTTATTCTGTCCAATATTCTACTAATAATAACAGGTGTTTGATTGTCAATTGCCGGAGTTAGCCATGGCCGAGCTTTCATGTTTTTGGTTCCATATTCAAGATGAACGCCATATGGGGCACCAGAATCTGCACCAATTTCTACTTGTAATTTTTTTACATCCATGGTGATTGATCGCACAAGTTCGCCGGTATCTATTGCTGGCGGATGTCCTTCACGCGAAGGAAAGTGTTTTTTTCCACCCCTGAGATATGATTTTGCCGTATTTTTCGGTGTCTCTTGCATTGATCGTATAATTATATTTCTAATCTGGTTGACGCCGATTATCAATTGATCGGTCATATCTGATTTTAATTTCCCCGACCATTTACCAAGCATTTTTGATAATCTAAAAATTTCAGAATCAGCATTGAGGAAATTTACCGTTTTATTGCTTGTAAAACTTACTTCGGCCACCCGGTTCCCTCCTCTTCTATTTCCTGTGAATATATTTGTATGTATTCACCTCTAGCTTCATCGATCTGCATTCCCTTAATTCTGAATCGTCGCCCTTTAACCGATGATCCGCTTTCGAGAAATAAAAAATAATTGCTTTTAATCATATTGAGGTCGTCGATATTGTCAAAACCTGTTGCAAAAGCTCGCCCAAATTCGCGGCCAAGATTATACAATGCCGACGACCGGACGGTAAAAACATGCGTATCGATTTCATCAGATGTATTTACGCCACGAACCTGTTGTGCATATGTATTTCTTGTAATCGGTTTAACTGCCGCCCATACTGTTTTCAGCGTTGTATAAGATAATTCAAGTGCACCCGATGACGCCGGGGTCTGCGATGCCGTTTGAATCTGCAATCGCTTTCCTAGTTTTTTCGCCATCCATGTCATATTCTTTCAACCCTGAAAATATCAAGCAACGGCCTCGCCTCCGGTGGCGGTTCTGTTGACACGACCCTATTTTCATAAATTGATGTTGTCCATAAATACAGCGCCTGCCGTATTGGTTCTGGTACATCTTGCGCCCGGTCTCCATATCCACATACATAATCAATAATAATCCCCGCATAATCTCTATCATAATTTGCCGGATTTGTTGCGCCTTTTTTTATTACAACGCACCCGGGTATTGATTCAGTTATCGCATAATAATAATCAGAATCATAAACAGTCAACGCATCATCTTCATCCCTTGTTGCTATCTGTGTAATAGATTGCAGTGGCGGCCTCGGCAGTTCTATTTTCCCAGACTCTGGCCAAAAATCAATTGTCGCCCTGATAGTCTGGGTTATCAGTGATCGCTTCAGGTAGTCTTCTGCTGCAATTCTGGCCGCCACTATAAACTGAGATAATAATGTATTCTCGTCATCGCCATCAATCCGAGCAAATGTTTTTAACTCGGATACTGATATTGGCTCCACTGATGGAGCCGAATATAACACGAATGATATATTCCCGTCAGTTGGCAATGATTTTGAAATTATCATTTTCTATCTTTTCCTTTGTTGTCAAAAATTTTAGCCATCTTGTTTTCTGGCGCTTCCGGCATTGCCTTGACTTCTTCTTTCACAAACTCGGCAACGTTCAAAACGTTAACAAATATTTTTGCCAACTTTTCGACCATCTCGTATTCAATACCAGCCTCGTATGTTTTAACTGTAATTCCGTCTTCTGCGCCCTTTTGGGTTTTAATCATTTTCACTTTCATGATTATATACCATCCGCAAGAGTTACGCCGCCGACAGTTGATACAACTGCCCACTTCTCATCACCGATACCGACAAGCTCAATAATCGCCATACTGTCAACTGAGTTGCGTATAGAAATATTAGATACCCTCGTATCGTTAATCGTAACGCCCGAGGTGCTGATAATCACAGACCCTGTACTGCCAATACCGCGTGTAATGATAACAAGCCTTTGCCCAGCCTTGACACCAGAGCAAAGCCATGCGCTCGCATTACTCGCCGCGTCTGCTATTGACAATATAATCGTTCCTACATGGGGAAGATTAACCACCGACAAGACGCCACCAGTATTAGCAATAATAGATGCCGTACACGGATAGGCCAAAATGTTTTTGAGCGATTGCCCGTCAACCGTTGTTCCAAAAAAATCAAAATAACCATCACTATCAATACTCAGCCGATCAGCACCCTGTGGAAGCTGAACCTTGCTATTTTGATAGGTATCATCTGCTTTCGTCATTGCGTTTCACCTCCGCAAATAAAATGCAGGGGATAGGGTTAGTATCCCCTGACTATCGAATTACACAGGAGTATTGACCGGCCAGTTTGCGGGATTTCCACAAACACAAATTGCGGCAACACTGAAAAGCGAAGGCGCGCCCTCACATGAAATCCTAAGCCTAATAAACCGATGCGGGCCTTTGTACCCTACGGCATAAATGGTACTCCTCGCGGTGACTTCAACGAGACTCTGAAATATACCAGAATCAAGACCGCTATATGCACCATTCTGGCCAACAACCGAGTGAATCATCTGTGACGGATAACACTCAGACCACGCTGCGGCGGTACTATTATAATGCTCAAGCATCAACTGCCAGAAATTCGCCGCACCAAAGGCGCCTGCACTGGTGCATGAACCGACATAGACAACCATCGTCGCTGTTTCGTAACCTTTGGTGTCTACGGTATATCCGGTTTCTGCGGTCGCATCGGTCAGAGTTATCGGCGACATCGCATTAAAAAATCCAAAATTAGAATATCCATCTCTGATACTCATTATCTACCTCCTTACGCTTCTATAGTTCCAATTTTTATTGCTTGAAAATTAACCACATCACCACCGACCCTTTTACGAAAATAGAATTCAATAAAAGGCTTGCGGGTAAATGGGTCTCTCTGTACAGTGATACCGATGCGATCAACAATCATGTATGCTTCTTTCCAGTCGGCAAGAGCAATTGACAGCGCCGATGCGGCAACCGCAGGCATGGTCGTTGACATTCTTACGGGCAGACCAAGAATGGTCGATTGCGCGTCAGAGGCCAGACCGGGCTTCCATATGTAATCGCCAGCACCATTTTTCAGCAGCATCGCGGCGAGAACGGTTGACCGATTCATCAGCCAGGTTCCGCGATTAAGATACTGCTCAACGAGAGCATACTTAACGCGAGCAAATCCGTCCGCAGTAAGCGCCGAAGCATTACCCATGTGAATCTGTTCAACGCGACCATATTGATCGGTTCCGGCAGTCGCATAATCGTCATAGTCAAGAAAACCACGGGGCTTTCCGATACCATCGCCCGTCACAAAAGCGGCTGCTTCAAATCGGCTAAACCTATCGGCGGCCTTCATCGCCAGCCATGATTCAATGTTAATCGAGGCATCTTCTATGAGTGTCTGCGTTGCACAAGGTCTCGCGGCAAGCGGAAAAACTGCAATTCGTTTTTTCTGAAGCTGCGCCGTTTCGGTATCAGCAGGGGTCGCAACGGTTTCTTCTTCCCATGCAACAGTTGCCTGATCGTAGTCCACAAGCCACTCAATTGCACCCGTCGAAATAGTTTCAACTGATGCAAGAGCCCTAAGAGGGTCAGACTCAAATTGACGAGTTATAACTTTCGACGCAAGAGCCGGAGTTACCACATAACCACCATCGGGGTCTGATGCAACAAGCATGGTCTTTCTTTCGAGATCGTTAAAATGTTTGTCGCCCATGCGAAGAAATTTTTCATTAACTCTTTTGTATTCCTTGAGTTCGTCAACATTCACAGCAGTGTCAATCCGTGCTCCCTGCCCGCGAGCGGCAGCGATTGATTGTGCAAAAGATTTTGCTTCTTTTGCTTCATCTTCGGAACTCGCTGAACCGTGCATCCCCGGACGTTTAAAGGCAACTTCCAGATCATCAACGCGCTTGGTCATTTCTGCGGATGATTTTTGTATGTTTTGGTCAATTGCTTCTTGTCTGGTTATAATATCTTCAGACAATTTTTTAAATTTAGATTCAGAAACCGCATCGGATACCGAAGCAGACTTCAGCTCTTCATAATTCCTACGAAGCTCTTCATAACTTTTTTTATTGTCGTCTCCATATTTTTTCAGTTCATCGAATACCGCCTTGACGACTTCGGGCTCGGTGCTATTCTTGATAATGTCGTTTATCTCCATTATCGTCCTCCATTATTGTAAATTATTTGCCATCATTAGCTGTATGGCCTTCGCCACATTGTAAGATTCACAATCTCTGCGCGACTCGTTAAACGAATCCTTACAAAGTGATATCACATATACCGCTTGTCTGCTACTAAGCCCAGCATCTCGCAGTGCTCTCTCAAACTCACGGATTGTTTGCGCTTCCTCAAATGCTTTAACTCCGGTTATACTTGAATGAACATTCGCCGGAAAAGTAACGAGGGATATTTCCCACAGATTAACTTCTTTTAAGGTTCTTATTTTTGTTTCCTGATTATATTCATAGTCAACGGTGTCATATCCTATGGATAGACCCTTGACTGCGCCGATCTTCATTAAGCTATGAGCCTCTTTTCCAAGTTGAACGTCAAGCGCAAGCTGTCCCTGAACCGCAAGGCCTCTACTGTCTTCAACGAGCTGCTGCCATACTCCAATTGGCTGCTTGTGGTCATGTTGCCACAACAACGATATGCCATTCCTGTTTCGTCCACCGTTGCCGATTGATGATTTGAATGCACCATTCTCTACAACATCGCCATAGGAATCTGGCTCGCCTCCGAACGTCGAAGCATACCCGGTAAAAACACCGTTCTCTTTAACATCTTCCTGTTTTATTTCAAGAGTAAAATCAAGTTTATCCATTGCACCACCTCGCCGCTCACTGTTCTATAAAATTGACGTCATCAATATTCCAAATAAATTTATCATACAAATAAATTTTTTGTTTTTTAATTTTTGGAAAAACAAATTTATTGCCTGAATTAAGCAATTCGACTTTATAAATTTTTATTTCATTTCCATCAATATTTTCTTTATCTATTTTTAATACTTTAAACTTGCTGTTTTTTTGAATTAAAACCTCAAATTCATTTGGCTTCGATGATATGTTGCCACTTAAAAAAGCAGCTTTACTATTTTTTGGTAAAAATATATTTAATTTAATATTTGCCGACTCTTTTTCTAAAAATAAATCCTCACCTATCGATGTTGAAACAAATCCATTGTCTTGAAAAATACTATTTTCAGAAAAATCTTTTATAAAATCAGATTTCACCCATCGATTAACAATTAAATCTTTTTTTAATTTTGCTTTTTCTAGTGCACTTGATATTTTTTCTGCTTTTTCTTTTGCCAATAGAATATCAACGTCATCCATTTGGGATAAATATGAAGATTCCCTTAAAACCGCATTTATTTCCTTATATCCCTTCCCGGTATATCTAGCAAAAGCAATAACCATATCATTGTTTCTATTTTCACCTAAAACACCTATTGATTTTTCCCATTCTTCATCAATCAATAATTTAGATTCATTTTTTAATCTATTAATATAATCAATTTCGCTTTCTCCTGAAATTCTACTAAATGCATTAACAATGTTTGATGAATCTATTCCATCATCGACAAGATTAATTTTATCCATTGATTTTGTATTGTAAATCTCTATACATCGACAATTTATTATATTCCCCGGACTTCCTGCAGGGTCTCCGGGATAAAACAATTTTCCCCCAGTGTTGAAATAATATCCATCCTTATCAACTTCTTCGCCGTCAGCAGCGACATGACTAAATGGCTTTGATCTTGTGCGGCTATCCATTGCCGATACCCATTGCTTTGTATATCGAAGACCCGTAGAATTCATTGCCTCATTTGTTGACTTCATTGATACTGTATGTGTTTCAGTTCTCGCTATCGTTTTCGCCCTATTGATTGTTTTTATTTCTCTGGAGGTTGCTAATATTTCTTTGGCTATTTCACGATTACTTTTTCCGTCGCTCACCATTGATTCAATAATTCCAGATATTTTATTTTTTGTTGACGTGTGAATATTAACAATAGCCTCGCCCATTCTTGTTTTTGCCCATCGGCGCATTGTCTCAAAAAAAGTTTCCTTAATTGTTTTCTGTTCATATTGGACAAAATTTTTATCTTCATCGATCTGATTAAAAATGATACCCGAAAATAATACATAAATCATCTTGTAGTATCGTTGAAAAATCTTTTCGGTTTCATTAAACGTTAAATGCAACACATGATCTATATCGGTGCTCCCCATTTCTATGACTTCGGCAACTAACCTATATTGTTTTTTCAAAATACCAAGTATAGACTTTTCAAACTTACGTTCGATTGCCGCCATCTGTCTATCTATATAAACAAGCATCTGCTGTCTTGCTCGTCTACTACGAACGTTTATCATTCGTTGTCCTCTACCGGAAATTCCTCAACAACACTATCATCGCCGAGTGGAATCATGCTCGCCTGTATGAGAATAACATCACCATCATCAACGGGGTCGAGTCCGACCATTTCTCTTTTTTCATTAACTTTTATAAACTGCGACTCGTTTGCTCTCTTCCATTTTTGGTCTTGTTTATACGCAAGCGCCGGAATGTCATCAAGGTCGTAATCAATATATTTTGAATCATCATTATAAAAAAGCCATTGATTCATTTCATTTTTAAATAAATTAAGATAATAAATCACTGTGTCTTCCCAGAATATTTGACGTGCCTGCTCAAAATTTGCAAACGTTGAATCGCCCCTAATTCCCAAAAGTTGCGCTGGCACACCGAACGCTGAAGCGATCATTCTTGCCTTGTCCCTGTTGCCCTCGATGAAATCCATTTCAGTTGGACTGAACCCGTAAGGCTTCGCATCCTTCGCCCCTTCAAGTATCATGGTAAGTCCAGCATTTTTTGCGCCCTCTCTGCCGTCACGAACATCTTTCTGTAATCTATTTAATTGCATGTCAGAAAGATTTCTTTCAAACATCAGCAACATCCCGGGGCGGGCTTGATTTTCCAGTAAACCCTTATTCCAGTCAGTCGCGGCGTTATTTGTATCGATTTCTCTTGCTGCTGGCTCAACTGCGGCAAGACCCCAGATATCATCTAACGGATTAAATGACTTAATTTGCAACATATCACATTGATATGTTATCGGGTCAATGTCATATTGCTTGATAATGCTTGCCGATTGTTGATATACATACGATGTAATTTTATTAGTTGCATCATTTTTTTTAATTGAAATTTGCGTTGGACGATGACAGTATAACTCCCGAACCTTCCCTTTATTCGTCCCGCTTGACAACCCAACGCGACTAATAAATGAATTACCGCTGAGCAATAAATACGAAATAACATTATAGACAAATGATTGCCATGACTGAAAAGGATTTGGTCGTTTCAATAATAAATTAAAATCATCATTATCATTCTGAATTGGGCCATCCGTTCCATCAATCATTAGATACCACGGACATGTTGAAACAGATTTTGCGATCATATCGATACAACGATAGGCAACAATATTTTTTAGATACGCTTCTTTTGCAAAATTATCATAATCGCGCGGTGCCCATGAAGCAGTACCACCCGACAGATAAGCAGCGCCAGAATATGCACCAGATGATTTTTCTTTTTTACGTTTCAAGAAATCAAACATATAATCCCCTTAATCAGCGACCGCCCATCCAATAACCTGTAATCCATATTGATTAGCAACAGACAGAACCGAAGTTCCTATGACTAATGTTTGGTCGCTTGCAAAAAACAATGGTGCCGAATAATACACATTATAATCTTGCAATCCATTTAGTGACGTTGATAGGAGTAGCGTATTGTATGCCGACAATGTGGATACGGTTGCCGATATTTTCAAAGTATAATATTTAACGCTGCCCATTGCAGTGCTAAAATGCAATCGTATCTCTTGGAGATACCATTTCTGTCCGATCGAAACTGTCTCGTTAATAAACGAAGTTATAGCCGAGCCGGTTGCAAAAAAATCAAAGTGCCTCCACCTATGTGGACCCGAATATTCTTCTGTGAATGCCATACTATTCTCCTATATTAAATCTTCAATTTCAGCAGTATCTGTTGCCGGGATTGTTATTTTTGTCCCGTCAATACCAGCATCATGAATGTAAAGTCGTGCAATAGCGCCTTGAATTACATCCCAATATAGAAAACCAGTTGTTGCCGAATACGTCCCGTCATATGCGGTTCCCAAATATCCGATATTTCCAGAAACATCCGGAAGCTCTACAATTTCAAGACTACTATCTACACTTGCCGGAATTGTGCCATCTTGATATTTAATATAAATACCAATTCTGCACAACGTCGGGTCTGCTGGCGGTGTTATTGTTGAAGCCGTCCCAGTTATAGTCTGCGTTGTTGCACCGGCAATAACAATCGTTGTATCATCCCATGAATAGCCAGCCTTATGAACCTTGACTATATACGTCCCGTCATCCATTTGAAAAGTCGTTTGCCCAGACGAGTTACTAAATTTTTTCTCATAAAAAGTTGTTCCTGCTAAATCATAAACAGCAACGGCAGCCTCAACCACATTAAGCACTGAATCATCCTTGATTGTCAAAGTGACCGTATTAGCCCCAGTTAATCCTGCTCCGGTAATCCACGCCGCATCGCCCCTATCTCTAATCGCTTCAAGAGAGTCAGTTCCGGCTGCCCACGTTGCGCCCTTGATATCAGTCAGGTGTAAGAGTATCGATGTCTGATTTGCAAGCGTTGCATCTCCACCGGCTGCAAGCGTATCAACTTTTGTTTGTACCGATGTTAATTGAGATGTCCTCGCAACGCTATCGGTAAGTGATCGAGTAGCAACAGCCCACATATCGGCCGCTGATAAATTACTCATTATTGCAAGCGACACAAGAACTGAACCGGCCGTCTGATAAGTTGAATCAACAATAGCCTGAACCGATGTCAATTGACTCGCACGCGCAACACTATCAGTCAATGATCTTGTGGCAACCGCCCATACATCGGCTGGGGCCGCATTACTCATAATGGAAACCGAATCATAAAGCGAACCAAGCACAACGGCAACAGAATCAGCTTTAAGTTGTACTGATGTTAATTGACTGGTCAAAGCTCCATAGGTATAAGTATTTGAAGTCATGGCCTTGACTGAATTCAAGGTACCAATTACTGAATCGACAACAGTTTGAACTGATGTTAATTGAGATGTACGGGCAACAGAATCCGTCAAGCTTCTTGTCGCAACGGCCCACACTGATTCGGGTGTCGCGTTATTTAGTGCGGCAATCGACGCAGCCATTGTATCGACCGCTAATTGTACCGAAGCAAGCTGTGACGTTCTGGCAACAGAATCAGTTAAGCTTCTCGTGGCAACCGCCCAAACGTTAACGGCAACTGATTCAGTTAATTGTCTATCGCTATATTCCCAAATTTGACTTGTCGTTACTCCAGCACCACCTGCATCAATAACAAGCTGAACAGATGTCAACTGCGAAGTTCTCGCAACGGAATCTGTCAGCGATCGAGTGGCAACGGCCCACGTATTAACGGCAACAGACTCAGTAAGCTGCCTATCGCTATACTCCCAAACCTGGGAAACGGTTACACCCGCAGCTCCGGCGTCAACGGCTAATTGAACCGATGTCAATTGAGAGGTTCGCGCAACTGAATCGGTCAGCGCTTTAACCGAATAACCCCAAACGTCAGACGGCGTTAATGTTGCACCGCCAGCATCAACGGCAAGTTGAACCGAAGTAAGTTGTGACGTACGGGCAACGCTGTCAGTCAACGATCTCGTTGCTACAGCCCATACATCAGCAGCAGAAAGATTGCTCATTACTGTTAACGACGCATACATTGATACTGTTTTGGCATAAGCATCTTGTGCGGCATCGAGCGCATCAAGGATATCATCATCATGATCGGCCTTGTCCGATGCGCCCATAATATTATTTGTGGGTGCCTTCGTATAAACAAAGCTAGTCATTAGTTTAACTGAATTCATTGTACCTAAAACAGAATCAACTACAGTCTGAACACTCGTCAATTGAGAAGTCAAAGCCCCATAAGTATATGTGCCCGATGTCATTGCCTTGACTGAGTTCAGAGTTCCAAGAACCGAGT